TTTTGAAGAGTATCGCTGTTTGCGTTCCCCTGGCTGTTCCCGATTACTGTTTACCGCGTCAATAAGTCGCTCTGGGGGAAATAGTGTGTAGTGCAGATGCCTTTAATGCAGATGATCATTGGTACGACGTGGTCAGAAGGGCCGATAAAGCAGTTATCTATAGCTTCCCGGCGGAAGGGAGATATTTGGTTTATCGAGTAAATGGAATAGTTTCATTACGACCGTTACTCGAAGAGGAAGAAATCTTCACTCTCAACGGGTTTATGCAATTTGCAAAACGGCTGGGGTACCGAGTTACACCACCGTCTGATATTATTCTTTCATAGGCCTGAACACCCTATACCTGATGCGCCACGGAGAGAACCATGGCGCTAGAATTACAACTTATCAAACACCATTCAGGAATACTGATCCCGGCTACGCCCGAGACCAGCGATATCCTGCAATCCAAAACCCGGCTCGGCGATGTTCTTGTCGCCGAGTTCAGGCGGGTACGGAATCTGGCATTCCACCGGCGCTTTTTCGCGCTTCTCAATCTTGGCTTTGAATACTGGGAACCAACCGGCGGGGCTATCTCGAGTAACGAGCGGAAGCTGATCACCGGCTACGCCAAGTTCCTCGCTTCTTATGGTGGGAATGAAGGGGCGCTGATCGATGCTGCTGAGCAGTATCTGGAACAGGTTGCTTACCGGCGCGTCACGAATGGCATTAGCCTGTGCAAATCCTTTGATGCTTACCGCTCCTGGGTGATCGTCGAGGCAGGGCACTTTGATGCCATTCAGCTACCTGACGGAACACTTAAAAAGCATCCTCGCAGCATCTCATTCGCCAACATGGACGAGGCCGAGTTCCAGCAGCTCTATAAAGCTGCGCTCGATGTCCTCTGGCGTTGGATCCTGTCCCGTTCATTCCGCAGTCGCGACGAGGCCGAAAACGTCGCAGCTCAGCTTCTTGGCTTTGTGGGGTGAGGGAATGAAATTTACCTGGTTCCATCACACCGATTGCAGTACCGAACAGGCCGACGAACTGGTTAAGCGTTACAAAGCGCGCAGCGTGCGAGTCGAGCGTAGCCTTAACCCGGATTACGTGACCTGGACTGTGAGTGCATTCCTTCCGACCTCAAATACGCCAGCGCGCCCGGATAGCCGCTGGCGAAACCGGATGTGGGGGTGAACGTGAAGACATATCAAATCACTTTACCCTGGCCGCCGAGTAACAACCGGTATTACCGGCACAACCGCGGGCGAACTCACATTAGCGCTGATGGCGTCGCGTACCGTTATGCGGTCGCAAGTGTCATTCGATGCGCCCGGCTGAATATCCGTACGGTCGCACCACTCAAAATCCGAATTGAATGTCACATGCCCGACCGCCGGCGCCGCGATCTGGATAACCTGCAGAAGGCAGCTTTCGACGCTTTAACCAAGGCGGGGTTCTGGCTGGATGACTGCCAGGTTGTGGATTATCGCGTTGTGAAAATGCCTGTCGTTAAGGGCGGAAAATTGGAACTCACTATTACCGAGCTGGAGACCGCATGAATCTCGGAAATACACTCAAATATCACTTTGCTAAATCGACAATGATTAGCGACTCTCCTCGAGCTACTGCATCAGACTCATTAACCGGGACGGATATCATGGCCGCTATGGGCATGACCCAGGAACGGGCAGCCTTGGGTTATAGCGCCTTTCTCGGGAAGATGGGCATCAGCAACAATGACCGGGAGAGGGCGATCGAACTGCTGGCTCAGTACGCGCTGACCAGGTGCGATCGGGTTGCGGCATTACGGAAGCTCGATGCAGAGATTAAACCACTGGTAATGCATCAGTTGGCCAGCTTCGCGTTCGAGGACTATTCCCGTAGCGCCGCCAGCGTGAAGCAATGCGATGGCTGCAAAGGGGCAGGGTTTATTGACGCTGAGGTTTTCAGCATGAAGTCTCACACGCCGACAAAAGAGAAGAAGTTCGTGAAGATGTCTTTGCACGTGGGTGTCGAGAATATTCGACCTTCTGAGTATGAGGTGCACAGGCAGGTGAGGGAGGTTGCACGTGTTCTCTGTCCTCAGTGTAAGGGCAAGAAGGTCGTTAGTTGTGCCTGTAAAGATTGCCATGGGCGCGGGAAAGCCGTTAATCAGGCCCTTACAGAACAGCAGGGTGTTCCGGTTATGGCCGATTGCAAGCGCTGCAGCGGGCGGGGATATGAACGAATCCCGTCAACTGAGGCTTACGCTGCGGTGTGTCAGATAACGGATGCAATCAGCCTCGATACCTGGAAGAAGTCAGTTAAGCCATTTTACGATCAGCTAATCACCAAGTTTGATATCGAAGAGGCTTGGGCTGATGCGCAACTCAAGCAGATAACAAAATAGGGCGTGAATTTATCGTGAGCTATTTACTTTTCCCGAATCTGTGGTAATTTTGCTCTAACGATGGGTTATTGCCTTCGTTTAAAGCCCTGCGGTTAACCCCGTGGGGCTTTTTGCTTAATAGCGATTTAAGAATTTCTAAAACCATCACTATTCATTGCCTCTTATACTTCCTATATCGGAGAGGGAGGAATAATGAGAGAAGGCTATTACTGGATTCAGTACAATGGTAGCAGGCAGATCGCTTACTACGTGCACGAAAAAATCGACGATTTAGAGTCGGGTGAAACTTTTTACGGCGCATGGTATGTGACTCGTGGAGATGATCTCGCCAACAATGGAGAGGTCGAAGTGCTAAGCGAACGTATTGAAGAGCTAAAGCTGTAACAGGATAAAAATTAATTGAAGCCTCGTTACTGTGCGAGGCTTTTAGTATCCATGGAAGAAGTAGCGAATCTTTAAGCCTATAAACTTCAACACTGGCCAGACATAATGCTGGATTAAATATAAGACAGGTGGAACAACTAATGTCGCACCAGTTGCGCAGATTGCGTATACCGCCGAGTCCTTTGCGATTGATGAGTAATTTAGATTAAGTGTCTCAAGATTAATTGCATTGGCTGTACTCGAACCTTCAAATCCAGAGCCAAAAACAACCAGAAACACATATAGTGATGCTGTTATGAGCTTTTAAATTAGCCGAATGTATTTCACGATGAACACCTGCTGATTGATGTCATCTTTTTACACAAATACCATCTGTTTAGCTAGCTTAAAGGTCTCTTGCTTCTAAATAATACCCTGCTCATTGCCTTACCCTCACATTGCCAGCCTGTCGCTGGCTTTTTGATTTCAGGCTTTGGGTACCATCATCGACACGCCTTCTTGTTAATCGTCCCGACGGACTTACCCTTTTCAAACACACAGCACCCGCTAACTACGCGAGGTGAGAGCATGTATCGCATGGACAAATTAACTACTGGTATCTCCTATGGCGCATCGGGAGGTAGTGCCATTTACTGGTTCAGAAGACTTCTTGACGGTTACTCACCCGAACAATGGGCCGCTATAGGTGTGATCGGTAGTTTACTGTTTGGCTTACTCACCTTTCTTACCAACCTCTATTTCCAAATCAAAGCGGATCGCCGCAAAGCTGCCCGGGGTGAATGATGTCGAATAAAGCAAAGCTCAGCGCAGCAGTGCTGACACTAATCGCGTCAGGTGCATCTGCACCCCTCATTTTCGACCAATTCATCAGCGAGAAAGAAGGCAATGCGCTGGTGGCCGTTGTTGATCCGGGGGGGGTCTGGTCTTTATGTCACGGCGTGACCGTTATCGATGGCAGGCGTGTTGTTAAAGGCATGACGGCCACTGAGGAGCAATGCCGGAAGGTTAACGCTATTGAACGCGATAAGGCATTAGCTTGGGTTGATCGCAATATCAAAGTGCCTCTGACAGAACCACAGAAGGTGGGTATCGCATCCTTCTGCCCGTATAACATCGGCCCCGGTAAATGCTTCCCTTCAACTTTCTACAGGCGCATCAATGCCGGTGACCGTATAGGTGCATGTGAGGCACTTCGCTGGTGGATTAAGGACGGTGGACGTGATTGCCGTCTGACTAAAGGCCAGAAGAATGGCTGTTATGGTCAGGTCGAGCGGCGCGATCAGGAAAGCGCACTGGCGTGCTGGGGGCTGGACCAATGAAAATTAATCCGGGTCTTTTCTGCGTTGTCGTTATTGCTGGCCTTTCGATTGCTCTCGTTAAGAGTTACTCAAACACCAGTAGCCTTCAGAGCGATAATGACGTTCTGCGAAGTGACAACTCTTTGCAGGAGCAAGTGATCGCCACTCAGGCATTCAACTTCAATCGGTTCAATCAGCTTGCAGAGCATGCCAACAGGCTTAACTCCCTGATCGATACCAGCACCGAAGAAACCGTAATCGAATACCGGGAGATTCTCCGCCGTGAAAAAACCTGTGATCTGCCTGTTCCTGCTGACATTGCTGGCGGGTTGCTCGAATACGCGCACCGTTTACGTGCCAACGCCTTGCACACCGATACCAACAGGCCTGACACAGCCGATGATCGTGCCGCTGCCACCAGCTCAATGACGTACTGCCAGGCCGTTCTCTGGATCAAGCCACTGTTGGCCGTTATTGAGAAGGGTAACAACAACTTCGCGGGCATAAGGCAGATAGAGCTGGAAAGAAAAAACTAGGGATGGCTCCTCCTTGAGCACACGGGTATTTCTGAACGACGGCTTTACCTGACATAGCAAAGCACCTTTAAATTGTAGAAAAGACTCGATATTTAACAAGAGAAGCGCAGCAAAGTAAAAAATGCCCTCACATGGAGGGCTACCAGAGTCTCAGTATCACTTGCTCTTTTTATTGATGATTCCCTGGAGTTGGCAAACTCCTCATCAGAGTCCTAAACAGCCTGGCCGCAACCAAGAGATCAACAAGCGCAAGCGGTTGTAATAGGAATAGCCTCAGGCTGTTGGTGAAAATTATTTTCTCGAATAGTAGATGACTATTGGTATATCCCCATAAAAAATAACCAA